AGCGGAGGGCGTACCTCTCACGGCTGGACAGCGCACAGGTAGCCAAGGCCTTCGATACGCTGAGTCTGAACTTGGTGGAAGCCGTGCAGCCTCTATCATGGATGATCAGGCGCGGGCGTTTACTGAGGCCGCTACATCTCGTGCAGGGATGCAGGGTATCGCAACACCTGACAACATGGCAGCGAATGCTCAGCGCCTTGGTCAAGGTTTCCAAGATATCTCATCTCGCACCGCTCTCAATGGCGACATGCAGCTTGTCGGTGACTTGGGAGACGCTGTAGCTCGTCATGGACGTCTTCTGGAGCCACAACAGCGCCAAGTTGTCACTGATCTTGCGGATGACATTCTAAACCGCGTGGCGACGGGTTCTATGCCGGGGGATGCGTATCAAGCTATCCGCAGTGACCTCACACGCGCCGCTCAGAGCAATAAGCAGAATTCGCTAGGCTCTGCATACCGTGATATCCGTAACGCTCTCGATGACGCAATGTCTCGCTCCGTATCGCCAGATGACGCAGCAGAGTGGGCAAGGTTGCGCCGTGAGTACGGGAACATGAAGGTTCTTGAGAAGGCCGCGAATGGTGCAGGTGAAGCGGCAGCAATGGGAACAATCTCGCCAGCCCGATTGAGGCAGGCAGCGAGCGTGGGGCGGCAAGGTGCATCTTCTCGAAATGCCGGTGATTTTGATGAATTGGCCAAGGCTGGTCAGGCAGTTATGTCTCCGTTGCCCAACTCTGGGACGGCAGGACGAATTCGCGCTCAGAACCTCGGTAGCGGCATTCTAGCGGGTGGCGGCGCTTTGGCTGGCGGAATACCCGGCCTTGTAGCTGGTTTGCTTGCCCCTCAAATTGCCGGTTCCGCCCTCATGAGCCGAGCAGGTCAGGCTTACCTCACAAACCAGTTAGCTCCTAGCATGAGCGCTATCGATCCACGCACACTCGCAGTTATCGAAAGCCTCATCGCAAACGAACAGGGAAGATGACCACTGCAATGATGTGTGCTAGAACCATGAAACATTATAACATAACGGCAGGGCATAGCCAATGAGTAGGGACAGCAACGGCAATGCGACGGTCAATAGAAATCCCGCAGTTTCCGGGCAGACTGTTCTGGCTGAACAGGTAAACGTGCCGTTCGCTGATATCCAGGCAATGCTCAATCTTGTTCTGTGGCGCGACGGTCTATCTCCCATGACCGGAAACCTGAATATGAACGGGTTCAAGCTTGTCGGCACGGCAGAGGGAACGGCTGGTGGCGATACGGTTACTGTTGACCAGCTGAACGCTGCTATTGCGGCATTAACCCCAAAGACAGTTGCAACCGGCACTCTTCAGGCATTCCGCCGCAAAACTGCTCCATCTGGATGGCTTATCGAAGACGGCAAGACGATTGGAAGTGCGGCCTCTGGAGCAACTGGCCGAGCTAATGCTGACACTCAAGATCTATTCACCCTGTTATGGACAGAATTTACCAACACGGAATTGGTGATCCAGACAAGCGCAGGTGCGGCTTCTACTCGCGGTGCGTCTGCTGCTGCTGACTTTGCTGCTAACAAGCGTATGCCTCTGTTCGATAGTAGGACTCGCTTCCTACGCGGCTCTGACAATGGATTGGCTTTCGACGCCACTTTGGTTCCCGGCTTGAACCAAGATGATGTGATTAAAAACCACATTCACCCCATACCAAATCATAGTCATACCGTACCCTCTAACTCCAGAGGAGGGTACGGATCAGGCGGAAGCCGAGAAGGCTCGATAAACAGCAATACTTATGATGGTTACACATCTGATCCGATGACCACAAGCAGCGCTACCATCACCCCACAAAACAATACAGGAGGGAGCGCACTAGAAACTAGGCCGCGCTCCTCTGTAGTGCTTTTCTGTATTAAACTATAGGATAACCAATGGCTGACATTCGGATCTCGCAACTCCCTCTTGCTACAGGCGGGACAGCACCCGCTCCCGCTGATGTTGTGGCTCTAGATGGAACGACGACGCGGAAAGCTCCTCTTTCCTCATTGGCTGATGTTATCAGGCCTATGGCTAGCCAAGCTGAAGCAGAGGAGGGCGTTAATTCAGTTAATGGAATGTCGCCTTTAACCACTGCCCAGGCCATATCCGCACAAGGTGCATCCCTATTTGCCTCTTTTGCTCAAGGCGCTTTAGCTTCAACCGCCTTACAGCCTGGACAAGCTGCTACATTAGCCCAAGGCGCAAAAGCAGATAGCGCCATGCAGCCAACAGTGTACGATCCTACGGGAATAGGTGCTGACGCTTTTTCCCTGTTCAATATGACAGGCTCGATTAATACGGCTCAAGTCGGACCTGAAATAAAAGCGACATCTGATGTTCTCATAACCGTGGGTGCGGGTGGAAACTACGCAACAATGAATCTAGCCATTGCGGCGGCTTCAAGGCTTGTCCTTCGACCCTATAAACAGAGTGGATTAACGGTAGAGATTCGTTTGCTTTCTGGATTTGTAATGGCGGAACAGGTCATCGTGAAGCGCACTGACCTTTCTTTCATCACTATCACCAGCGTAGACCCTGAGGTGGTGATCGACCGAGCGTCTCTGACAATACAGGTGGATGGTGGATCGCTGACCGACTATCCAGCATTCACTGCGATGGAGGGAGGTAAGCTCCCCCAGATCGAAGTTCTTTTCAACATGAATTCCGAAGGGGCGGTGAATGGTCAGTCGTTCATTTACTGCAAAGGCGTCGGATCTACCGCGTTTGTCGGTATAGGAAAAGGCTGCAAAAATGCGGCTGGGTCTGGCATTGAGGCCCGCTTCCAAGCCACTGTTAATGCATATCAAGCTGTTCTAACAGGCTGCCTCAGTCGTGCTATTTACGCTCTCCATCAGGGAAGGGTCTTTGCTGAAAGTGCTAACTGCTCTGGTTGCAAAGGCGATTTTGGCGTCTACGCTCTGATGGGTGGAGAAATCATGATCCGCAATGCAAACGTCTCAGGCAAGACCGGAGGTCCCGCGATATTCGCGAACCGGGGCGGGAAAATTATCGCCACCGAAGCTAACGCCAACACATGTTCTGGTCTAGCCTCCAATAATGGTGCGGTCACAGCCAGCGATGGGGGTGAGGTGGTGTTCGACGCGGGTACGGCAACCGGAGCAGTTGGTGGTAATGGTGTTGCTGCAACTAATGGAGGGGTGGTTGATGCCCGCATGGCGATTTGTAGCAGTGCAGCCCAAGATGGATTTTATGCAGCAGATGGCGGCAGAATCAATGCCGCTGGTGCGACAGCCAATAACTGTGCGCAGAGGGGGTTCTATGCTACCGACCTCTCAGACATCAATGCCAATACAGGAGTGGCTACGGGTTGCGCCACTGGTGCACAGGCGGATTGGGGTTCTCGTATAAACGCACGAGGTGCCACCCTTACTGGGGCATCTGTGCGGGGCGTGGCGGCTAACCGGGGTGGGTACATCCACATCGGAACAGGTAATGCTCAGCGCGGCGGCTCTCCATCGGCAACTGATATTGTTGTCCTGACCAACGGTAAGATTGATGCTCTAGGAGCCACCGGCGGGTTAAGCCAGACCGCTAATACCATCACCACCGCAGGTCTTATAAACCAGTAAATGGAGTTGTTCTATGAACCGCGCAACCTTCTTCGCCTCAGTCCGCAAGTCAGTCTTCAACGGCTCTATGTCTCAGTCTCAGGTAGACGGGCTAGAGGCCATCCTAGACGCAGCCGCCAAGCTCGGCGTCACGGACATCCGAATGATTGCCTACGCCATGGCAACGCCCATGATCGAAACGGGCGGCACTTACGAACCAATCACGGAAAACCTCAACTACTCCGTCGATGCCCTCAAGAGCAAATTCGGCAACCGTATCTCATCCGCCGATGCTGCGAAGTATGGCCGCACAGCCATGCAGAAGGCTAACCAGGAAGCCATTGCCAACATCATCTATGGCGGCGAATGGGGAAAGAACAATCTCGGCAACACTCAACTTGGAGACGGATGGAAGTATCGCGGGAGGTCGCTGGTCCAAACCACCGGGCGCAGAAACTACGCAAAGTTTGGCCTTGAAGAACACCCTGAAGATGCACTGCTTATTGCCAATGCCGCCGAAATCATGGTCAAGGGCATGCGTGACGGCTCCTTCACCGGCAAGAAGTTCTCCGACTACTTCGGGACCAATGCGCAGTGGGTGCAGGCTAGACGAATGATTAATGGGCTAGACAAGGCGGAAGAGATCGCAGCATACGCTCAGAAATTCCACAACGCTCTCAAGGCTTCTTCCTAATGCTGACTGCGCTCTGGTGGCTGTTTTGCTCGCATTCTGGGCTGGCTCAATCTATGGTAAGAACGTAGCTACCGCTCAGATCGAAGCCAAGGCGGCTAAAGACGCGATTGAGCGTATTCAGGACATGGAGAAGAACAATGCCGCATTCAAGAATCTACCGGCTCGTGACCGTTGCATTGCTTTCATGCGCGATAGCGGGTTGCCAGTCGAAGAGTGTGACGTTGAACGGTAGTGGCTATCAGTTCGTGAAGTTCAAAAGCACGCAGGCTGCTATCCTTGCCGCCCAAGACGAACTTGCGGGACCGGCTATTAACTCCAACAACCGTCAATGCGAAAAAGACAAGGCTTGCTCTAAGTAATGGATCAACTTCTAGGACAACTCGGAGAGCTATGGGGCGCATCGGGCCTCATCATAGGCTTCCTTGTCCTTGCGGTTGGCTATCTCTACCGCGCTCGTGAGCAGGCACAGAAGGAACACATAGAGACGCTAAAAGCAACGCTCCCCCTCATGGAGAAGCTGGAGTCTACTATGTCCACAGCCCTTTCCGTCGTTTCCAAATCAGGAGGTGAGCGATGAATCTCATTTCCTGGGTTACTGGTTCGAAGAAAGAGCTTGAGAAGAAAGAGCTTCAAGCGCAACTCACTCACCAAGTCATGCGGTTCGAGCGCCGTCGCGGTGAGGTTGAGCGGGTCGCAGACGATGTGTTAAAGCTGATGCATAAAAGGCGCAAGGAAGACAAGGAATGAAGAGGCTTAAGTCTAGCATCGTAGCCAAGTCATTTGCTGCCTGCCTGTTTTTATTCACCATACTCTGCACAGCAGTCCCATATGAAGCCGCGTTCTACAGCGCACTATCAGCAGCTTTCGGCGTTTCTGTGTCCGCGTTCATTCGATACGGTCGAGACGCATTCTTCTCTTTCCGAGACGGTAAAACTGGCGCAGACTTTTTGGTGGTGGCTGTATTCGCAATTGTGACTGTAGTCTTGTCGCTCATAGTCTACTGGTTCTCGATACGCCTTTTCCCAGAAAGCCTTGGATGGCTTAGCCGTTCTGCCGTGAGCATTGGAGTGCCGCTGTTCCTTGCGTGGGCTATCTTCCTATCTCTCCTTGCCCCTGACATGGATCTATCTCCAGACGAGGCTAGAAGTGGGATTTGGAAGAGCGTAGCCTTGTTCATTGGTGGGGCGCTGGCTGGTTTCGTCATCGCCGCGTCGATAGGGGCTAGTGATAAGGTAGAAACCTCTCAGTCGTGGCCCCATCTGGCTAACAGATCATCATGCAAGGCCGTTGAAAGCGTATGGGTGTCTAGCCGTGGCGTGTATCATACTCAGTCCTCTCCGTACCGTGGAAGCGTTGTTCCTAGATATTGCTTCTCTAGTGTGGAGAAGGCTGAGGAAGCAGGATTTAAGGCTCCTAGATAGATGGCCTGATGGATTATGCTACAGAATTTGTCAATTCACCTCCGCACATCTTCACACGCTCAACAAGCTCTTCATATTCATCGCTAAAGGCTACCGAATACCAAAATATCCACCATTTCTTCTGAAGCGTATATCTAAAATAAAGAGCGGGCTGAATCCTATAGTGGTCCTTCTTCAATTCTCACTTTCCTTATGTTTCCGATAATAACCTTGAAGCATCTCGAATGTAATTACGCCTCCAGGGTTTACGATTTCCTGAAGATCATACAGAATCTTGTTTGGGAAGCGAAAGGCGTATCTAGCGGTTCTTTCCGTGTCGTAACATCCGGGAAGCCACACTTGATTGCTGGATATCAGATACCCATCATCCGTTTTGTAAATTGCCATTTTTCTCTCACCACCCCATCCAAGCGCCAACCGCACTAATGACCACACCTGCTACCAAGCAGATACCTGCGATAATCCAGTATGCTTGTGAATGCATAGGGTTCACTGAGCTACCCTCCGTGCGCAATACTGACCGGCAAGCCCAGACTCCCTTACGTTCATCTGAATAGCCGTACCTAGCGAACCTGCCTGTTCTATGGCCTGCTCAAGCGTCAGGTTGTACTGAATCATGGCGGATGCCAATGCTCGCTTTATCCATTCATCTGGAACGTACAATCGGCACTCTGCCTTATCAACAGAATAGATAGCCGCCTGCTGTATGCCGTCCATAGCCTTTGCCGTAGCGCACATGACGCCGTATATGATAACTGCCCACATGACCAAGCTTATCGGGATTCCTATGATTATGCCTCTCATTTAAGTTCTCCTCATGAAGTCTAGGTCTTTGTGAATACGATCCTGTTCGTCCTCTCTGTAGAGCTTCCACCAGAGGCGTTTAAGTCGGCGGATGAGGTTATTCATTGCCCACCTCCCGTTCCTGCGGTGGCGGGATCGTCAGGGCCGAAATGATCGCCTCGATCTCGTCGCCGTCGAAGGTCGCCTCATTGTCGAATGACGAGCCGAAGCGTTCTCGGATCATCTCGACCAGGTCTGCGTTTGCCGGTGCCTGTGGCTTGGGCGCCGGTCCGCCCGCCGTTTCCGACGCATTGTCCGGCTTTGCTGCGCCCGTCTCCAGGCCGTGGCGGATTTCCGCTTTCGGTTGCGGGGATGGGTTTTCGGTCTTGCTCATGCTGCCTTCTCCATGGTGAGCCGGCGATCTATGAAGAAGCCGAGATTGCTTGCGGATAGTGCGCGAGCCGCAACATCCCCCATTCCGATAAGAACGACGCCGTGACCGGGTGCGTTACGCCAAACCTTGTTGTTGGATGCCGCCTTGGCCTCAAGGCGCAGGCGGGTCTCATCGTTTGGAATGAATTGCGTCTTCCCCTTCGGGAATAGCAGCGTCTCGGCACGCGGAACGACGACATCGTGAAACCACTCGGACGACGTATAGGCGCGGACCACAGCTATCCCGTTCCCGTGATCTAGGAACTTCTCAAGCCACGGTACATGACCGTTGCGCCCGCCGAAGGGCGGGTTCATAAAGACAAGGCCTTCCCATTCGCGCGGAAGTCCGTCGTCCTGCTTCGTGAAAACTCGACGTGCCGGAACCCAATGACCTGCGCCCGGTGAACAAGGGTCAAGGTCGAAAGTCAGATTGAGCGCGTCGAAGATCGCTGGCGGAGTATACCAGTCGTCCGATCCGCCGATGCAGGTTTCGTGCTCAGCCATTGTCCAGGCCCTCCGTGGTGAGGGCGGCGCGATAGCCCGCATAGAAGGCCGTGATTGCAGCGCGGGCACCCACAGTTCTGTCGACCCAAGCCTCGTAGGCAAGCTGGATATCGAGGTCGCTGATTGGCTTTTGGACCTCGGTCAAGTGCGATGCGAGTTCGTCACGATACCGCTGACGCATCTCTGGCGATATGCTGGCAACATCAAGCGCTACGTTTTTGTCTATGGTGGCGTCGAGGCGATCGAGAAGACCTAGCCCCTGCGTTTGCGTATAGGGCGCGGGGTTGTCGTTCTCACTCATCTCACCACCTGCTCTTGATTGATGATAGCCGTACGCTTTTCCTGATGCTCCAAAACGACAAGGCCCCATCCCATCAGTAGTGCGAACATTCCGACCATTGCGAAACCGTATGTGTTGCTCATGATAGAAGAACCTTGATGTAATGAAGCGTTAAGATCACAGTTGGCGCCAACATTATTGCCTCAATTGGCTTAAAAAATTTGGCGCATGTGGCACCTATCATCAAAGGCGCAGCAATTAAAATAATGGCTTGTTCCATCTCAATCTCCTTTTACTTCCCAAAAACGGCAGTGCTTCATCATGCCGTCGTCTACTAGCTTTTGAGGATAACCGTTCTCTACAACCCACTTCTCTAGGTCTTCGTCTTTAACTTCGTCTGGAAATTGCTTAGGGAAGCCGTATCTCCATCCTGACGGGGGGTCTATCATGGTTTTCACTTTACTCTCCAAACTCGGTAGCTTTCTCCATCCTTCTTAACTGAGAACTTTGAGCCAGTCCTAGCAGCGTGCATTGAAGCGGCAGACCTAACCGTTTTCACGTCCTTTTCGTCGCCGTCGAACCGGAAGCTATCGTTTACTTCCATCTTTCCAAATGGGTAAACTGCATCGCTCTTACGGGTCATCGGTACGTTCTTTTCTACTTCGTAAATCTTCATTCTCATCTCCTTTTGTAATCACCAAGTTACGTTTATAATCAACATATGTCAACGTCTATTTAGGTAACCCCTGCATAATTCTCGCCGCCGCAAATCTTACCGCATCCGATTCTTCGTAATCCTGGTAGATGCAGAAGAGCGTGTTCGCCAAGGAATGAGGGCTAACATTGTGTTTTATCCAGAAATCTTGTTCTGAACCAAGCTTCCCAGAATGCTGTAGCTCGTGAAGTTCTGCCGAGAGAGGTAGTGCGAACCTATCGCTAACCTTCGCGCCCTTCCCTCTCCCGTATGCACCATACCAAGGATCTGCAAAGCTCACATGAGCCGCCTGAACTCCCATATTCCCGGATATGCAGCAAGGAAGTTCGTGAATGAACCGGAGATAGTGCTTGCGCTTCTCTGGCCGTTTCTTCGGGACTGAGAACGCATCTGGGTTGCTTGGTAGACGAAATGCCATCAGCGCCGGTTCCTAATCATGTTGCTCGCATAGTTTCTACCTTCGAAGGTCAGCTCCATTAGCGGCCTTTGTGTATATCTGGCAAAACCACTCGTAAGCAGTTCTTTCTCTACAGCCTCGTCAACGCTGGCTATCTCTCTCTTGAGCGTATAGGCGCGTAGGATGAGGTTCTTAGCCTTCCTGCTGATGCTCATGACAATTCCTCCAAAACCTTCTTCGCAACATATTCCTTGGCGCGGATAATGTTCGCAGAGCATCCGTATCTGCATGTAGGCAGATCGGACCTTTGAACCCTTTTCCCATTCTCGACAACGCTCCCAACCCCGCAGTTTTCGTAGTAGGCTTCACCGCAGTTGCAGATCTGCTTTTTCCCTGCGTATCTCTTTATGAGCCTTTTAAATTCGCTCATGACTGCATCTCCCTAATCATCTGATGCGTCTTGAGACGGTTGATTTCGCTGTCTAGGTGGCTGGCCTTCTTCTTTGCCTTCCTGAGCCGTTCTCGCTCTGCCAGAAGATCATCAAGCCTAAGCTGGTCGATGAAATACGTGTCGTTCAGAAGGTCCTCTGCAATGGCGAAGTCATCCAGCTTAACCGGTGGCTCCCATAGTTTTCTGACCCAAGTGCGGAACTTCCTGCTTATCGATCTCATTTCACTTCTCCAAAGTGTCGAGGTATGCTTTGGCTTCTGCCACGGTCTTGAACGTTGTTTTTTTGCTTTCTGACGCAGCGAGTCCAACCATCAGCAAAATTCCGAAAACGAATCCGGTCCATTGCATGGCGCTACTATCAACGACAACACCAATCCCGATTGGAACGATGAAACCCGCCGTAATTGAAATCATCATTCGAAACCATTTAGGCGTTCGAAGATCATTGATGATGATTTTTGTCTCGCTCATTTATTCCATCCTCTCATTGTTAAACACGTCTTCAGGGGTGATCCCGAAGTTCGTAGCTACGTACAGCAGCGCATCGGCTAGAAAACGACTGAATTCCTCCTCACTCATAGCCTCGAATGAAATCGAAGCTGGGACCAGGATTGTCAGCCCGCGAACCTTGACCGGCTCTGTGTATCCGCATTCCAGCTTGATTGTGCTATGAAGAGCCTCAGCACTTGAGGCGCATCCGGTAGCGTCAACCACCTTCTTGATGAAGCTCCAGTAAAACCTCAGTCGCTTAGGAACACGCCCGGTATGTAGAGTAACCCTAAGCCGTTCTCCGTATGGAAGCTGAGCAATTGCATCTGCATCCATTGCCATCTCAGGCCAGAGTCCAGCGCCTTTGCGCTGAACCCATATCTCAGGTGCTTCTCGTTTCTTTGCCATCAGAATGCAGGATCGTCAAAGGGGTCGTATGCTCGGCTTGAGCTACGTCGAACCTCTTCCGTGCGCTGTCCCTTTGGCTTAACGGCTAGGCTAAAGAATTTTCCCTTTTGCCCTTCCTTCACCCAAGCATTAAGAAAATATTCTTTCCCATCTACAATGATCGAGCCGTTATAATCAGCATGGGATTCCTGCTGCTTGCGGTCGTTGCGAAATAATGTTCCACTGTTGTCACGTTTTTCGAAAGCCATGATATCTCCTAACCGGCGCTAATCGGGTGTTCGTTTGCCTCGAAAATGAGTTTCATCTCATCTTTCTTGGCGGTGAATTTCTTGACTGCTCCGATAGCCTTGATGTCTCCCAAGCTATCTTCCCAGAATGTCTTCAATCCTCGCAGTGTCGTGATGGATGTTAGCTCATTCCAAAGGTTTTGCTCATGAAGGGCATTCTTCTGCTGAATGAAAACGTCCTCCAGGCTGTCCTTCCATGCCTGCGTCCACCCTTCCTTTTCCGCTCTATTTCGATATTCATCATGAAGCTTTGAGAGTAGGACTTCCGTCCCTGCGTCGATTGCATCTTGCTCAAGATCCGCCAGAGCCTTCGTCCATGCGTCATCACGCTTCAGAGCAGCGGAAGACTTTGGCTTGGATTCCTTGAAATCATCCGCCTCTTCTTCCGAATAAACAAGGCCCGACATTCCAAGAAGCTTCAATGCCACTCGATCCTTCGCCCTCTTCTCTGCCATCGCATATGGGTATGCGTTCTTATTGTTGGCTGGCGACACCTCCCCGAATGACCATTCTCTCGCCTCCTTGAGAAAAGCTGAAACACATATCACGACTGTCTTTTTCTCAGGATCATTCACGATCATCTGAGGGAAGTCGAATACAATCCCAGCCTTAGCCGCCATGCGCTCAACGGCCGCGTGATATGCTACCCATGTTCCGTGGCAATCCCATACGGACTCGTTGTTCTCTCCATACGATTTCAGTAGAGCAACGAGCCTTTCATCAATCTTCGCCATTAAATTGTTCTCCTGCCTCACGCCAAGCCTCTGCAAAGCGTGTCTCTTCGTTATATCTCTTGGTGAATAGTTCGATTAGGTCTGGTGAGCCTTCCAATGTGGCTAGCTCTAGATCACGCTTAGCCTCATCAGCTTCTTTCTCGTGGAATTCCAGACGTTCTAGGGCGTAGGAACGGTTATATTCCATCACGCATTCTCCTTGAGTTCCGCTATCCTTTTGGCGCGAGTGTCATCAAGGCTGTCTCCAGTATACTCAATCAGTTCTTCGTATGTGCATGCTAACTCAGCCCTCAAGGCGGCTATCTCAGCCTCCTTATTGTAATATTCTCCTCCAGCATTTTTAATTATATCTTTTGCTACTTCCTGAGCCACTTTACGAGAAACTACATGGCCAATCTCGCGACCGTCAGAATACGCTAGAAGAAATTCAAAATGGTCGCTTTCACCATGAAACTGGCTAAGGCAAGACCCTATTATTTCTCTCATTATCCAATCTCCTTAACAGCTTCCGAAAATTCCCGCTGTGCGTCGTCATCAGCCTCCACAGCAGCCGCGATCACCTTGTAAAGGAACTCACGGTTCTTGCATGGGAATCCGTTCATAACGCCCTTCTCGCGCAACGTAAGCCCCTTGCGACCGGCGATGTTCTCACCGTCTAGCTGTACGGACTCGCACCAGAATTCATGCGGCTCTCCAACTCCATCCTCGTAATTGCTCTGGAGGGTGGCAACACCTGAAAATTTGAGGCCGTCGATAACCTGACCGTCCAGAATGCCACATATGTCTGCGAATTTGTACGATACCTCGATCATCACGCACCGCCTTTCCGAGCGGCTATCATGGCATCTGCCATCATGTATGCGCGTCGAGCATATTCATCGATTGTCTCTTGGTCGGACCAGAACGAACCGACGCTAGACATGCAATGACCGGCGAACCAATCTCGCAGAGACATTCCGGCATCAGGATACAATCCGCTGTCTGTTCCGCCTTCGCAGGGGAATGCAGAGCCGCCGTAGTCGATTTCATCACTCATCTTCATCTCTCCAGTTGATGAGACATATCATGTCATATTTAGGTTGAGCGTCAACAATTATTTTGCATTATTCGCCGTGATATTGCCACAAAACTGCATTGCACTGATTGTGCACAGCGCCGATTGTCATCCCTGTTTTGTGATCGTGGTGCAGGTGAACGGGGTAGCTCCAGAACGTCTTAGGGAAGAGTTTCCGGTTAACGCGCTTATCCAGCATGTTCCTATGCGCTAAGCCGTCCAGAGGCTCGCCACAGTGGCAGCACTTCCCTTCCTGATGATCGATATAGGCCAAGCGCACCTCCTTTCTCTCTCGCCAGTCTAACTTTGTGTAGTCTACGGGCTTCATCTTCTTCCTCTATCGGTATTGGTTTCTATTTGGGTTGGGAGGCTTTATCGATCCAAAGGCCACGGCTCTTGACGGACGCAATAAGGGTGACGCTGTATGCTTCCGCTTCCTTTAGGCCAGCAAAAAGAACTGGAGTCTTGCCGTCCGTGCAGTGCTGCCATTTTCGGCCTTTCCGAAGCGCTACCCCGTAGAATTTTTCGCCCGTATCGATATTTCCCCAATCTGTGATTTTTGCTTTGTCGTAGATCATCTCGTATTTCCTTCTTCTGTCTTTAGGTGTTGGATTGGGAAGGGCCGATAGGCTCTATATGAGAAACTGATGCGTCCAAATAATTTTGATTTGGGATCATCTCCATTGCCGCCTCGAAAGCCTGATCTTGCAAAACTAGGCTATCATTTGATTCGTCTTCATCAAACTCAAACTCATACGAAAAAGTTACCAGTGCTCGATACTTCATTTCCTATTCCTCTATCCTATGACGCCTGTTATAGCGTCTGTTGGTTGGCTTCCCGCTCACTTACTCCTCTCTCCTTTGTTACCTTTGGGGGGGGCTTGGGGTGGCAGGCAGTGATTCATCGTCAAGATACCCCATCATCTCTAAGGCGTGTAGATAAGCCTCTGCCTGCGCTCTAAGCCAAAGCCTAGCCTCGTCTCCATGAAGCGGCATAGGAGCATCACTCCAATCTCCTTTAGCCGCTACGGCTAGACATTTCTCAATTACCTCTGTTCCTCTTTTCTGGTACTCAAGTCGAATTTTCATTTCTTCCGTTTCCATTCTCTTTCTCCTACTTTTGAGGAGCGGTTCATGCGCCTATAAAGCCTCTCCACCAGCTTACAGAGCCGATCATCCTCACGCCAACTCCATCCTGCGCCAGTGTCCCTTTCATATGGTTCTGATGGGTATTTTGCTTCGACAAGGGATCGGGCCTGCGCATGGATGGCAGCGCGCTTCGTGAAATAATGCTTGTTCGCTGCCGGAGAAAACCAAACTCTCTTCGTTCTTTCCTCGATCATCTCTTTCTCCATATCATCAACTAAAGACAGGGCTAAGGTATAGCCACAGTCCCTGATACCAGTTCTATACGAATTACCGACTAACGCGCTTTATCGACCAAGTTGATGCCGGATGCTCCCGGCGGCTCTGAGGTACTTGTGATCCTGGTGGAAGGCATTCGCGCCTAACCTTAGCAATTCGTCGTTTATCCTGCATCGCTTCACCGTGCAGAGGGCCGTCTTTAATGCCCAAGCGTATCATCGTATGCACGTTCCTAAGCAAAAATTGACCATAGGCCGTCTTAATGCTCGTATGCCCCGAAAATTAGAAGGCTTCGGAACCTGATGGGAGATTTTTGGTTTGACTAAACATAAGTTCGGTATATAAACTTGTGTTTGTAGCGAAGGGAAACTTCCCAAGAAACCTTCGCCAATGGCCCGTTTGAGATTCGTCGTCTCAGCGGGCCTTTTCTTTATGCGCTCATCTAAATCAGAATGCAAGCGGAATTATTTTGGCCGAACGCAATTTTTACGTTGACGTTTGGTTGGCGGAATGCCAATATGAATTCACCAAAACGGAGATGATTGAAATGGCCATCCTAACCCACACACTCAAATATCACTTTGAAGCGGTAAACGTGAAGGGCGAGCAGAAGCGTTTTTCTGCATCTAAGGCTATCAACATGTCTAATTGGGATGAACCTCGTGATGCCGCTATTTTCTTTTGCATGACAGAAGATATCCCGTCGCTTGACGGATGGCACATTACTAAACCTCGAGACATCAAAGTTTGGGATTTGGCCCCTTTATCTGACTCGGCATGGTGATAGTATGAGCATGGAGTATGTCAGAAAATATTATGGTGTCCCCGCACATCGCGGGGGCAGGGTCATTTACACCGGCGACAAGATACCAAAGTTCGGCACTATAACCTCTTCCACAAGAGGAAGAATAAACGTCAGATTTGATGGCGATTCGAACGTATGTCATTTGCACCCAACATGGGAAGTTGAATACCAGGAAGGCTCAAGGAATTCTAAAAATGGAAAATGAAATGACAGTTGAAGCCATCCTCAAGGCAAAGGGATGGAGCATTCAAAAGATGGCTGACAAGTTTGGTGTTGATCACAGTACCGTCTGGAAGTGGAAGAAATTCGGAGTACCGACCAAGGGAACCTCAAAGACCATGCTGGAAATGGAATGGAAAAAGATCCAGCGGAAACTGGCGTCCTCATAACCCCAATAACCTTCCATGACATGGATACAATCTTCAAGGAGAATTGAGATGGCACCAACTTATGAAGAAATGCTGAAAGGCTCAACGACATGGAAGGCAAGCCAAGAAGGCGTTTCGATTGTCCTGTCCCATCATGGGTATCGTGACGGATCAGAGTATGCCGGTGCCGAGTTCAATCCCGGCACGTGGTGCTACTATCTCCTCATTCCCGAGCAGATGTATCCGCATCGCTGGAATGACTTCGCTTGTGTACGTGGAGATCATGGTTACGAAAGCCACGGTCCCGCATTCGACCATGACTTCTTCGATAGCGAAATCACGTGGTCATCTTCCGAGCCGTACTTCTGCCGTAAGGAAAAACGGATGTTCGATCTCTCCAAGGTCGGCTGCGACTATGCCCACCTGTGGCACCGTGAGCGCGGTTATCCAGACACGTACCACTCGGTGATGCAGGACGCGATCAACACCGCCAAGAAGTTCCTCGCATCGCATCCAGACTGCCACGTCCGCAGCGACTACAGCGGCAAATGGGCGCCGTCAGAAGAATTCTACACGGCCATCAACGGTCGCCTCGTCCACCGAGACGATGTCATACCGGAAGGGTGGGATAGTTGGAAATCTAAACATTGATATGCGATAAACGAAATCGAAGGATATATATTTGCCATCCCGTGTATCCGAAAAGGTCGACTGGCTCGCAACCGAAATCCAATCATTGCGGGCCAGAATGCAAGGTAAATTCAACGAAGTTCAACGCCATAAGCTAGAGATCCTAGAGGCGATAAAATCAGATTACGAGCTATCACTAGAACGAGCGAGAGAAAGAGAGAAGGTTGCGGGCGGTCTACGGCCCTCTCGTTAACAAGCATCATGCATCAAATAACCCTGGCCCTTCGGGGCTGGGAATTCTCTCGGAGGTTTTTGAAATGCACTACCGATACGTCACTGACTATCTCTCGGCATTCAGATCTGGACTCTCAACAGCTCAGATCGCCAACCTAACGGGAAACACAGAATCCCACGTATACAACACCCTTCATGAGCAAAGAGAACAAGAACATAAACGCAAATACCACCGGGAATACGCCCGTAAGATGAGAGAGGAAATGAGAGATGAGTGATAATGAAAACCCATCGTCCCATACGCATTTGCGGGTGCCTACTCGCGAGGACATTGACGCATGGCTCAAAGCCAACTGTGGCGTCGGCATCCCGTTCAAGGACGCCACCGACAATGCGTCGATGCTTCACGGCCTCGCCTATATTCTGCGGCAGATCGAAGGCACCAACAAATACATGGTGAACATCGGCCAGACCGGCCCCGCAACGTCTGCGCTTCGTATGGCTCTGGACCGCTTCGCTGTCGCCGCCCTCACCACGGAGGGCCAGACAGAATGACCCTACCGAAGATGAAGCCCTGCCCAAAGTGCGGCAACGTCGATGTAGATATCTACACCTACGACAACGGCTGGCGGCACGTCGAATGCGACGAATGCCTCTATCTTGGCCCCGGCGAAGGCAACAAAGCCCAAGCGGTCATATCCCACAACGAGCAGTTTGAAGCGACGAAGGCCAGATATGCGGCCACCATGGAGGGCCAGGACAATGGCTAAGCTGCAGCTCGCCGTCAAAAACGAATACTTCGTTGCCATGAAATCCGGCGAAAAGCTGGAGGAGTACCGGAAGGCCACCGAATATTGGACAAAGAGGCTCTATCAGGCCGATGGTTCGCCCCAAAATTTCGAGAGCGTCATCATAACTGACGGCTACCCGAAAGCTGGAAATCCAGAACGGACACTTGAGTTTCCGTGGCGCGGGTTCGAACGCAGAACGATCACGCATCCGCATTTCGGAGCCGATCCCGTCGAGGTCTTCGCCATCGCTGTCAGACCATCCCCCGAGACGAAAGTGGTGGGCATCAGCGATGAGGACTTGATGCAGGCAAACCTGCATTCTGCCATCGAGACAGCAGCCAAGGCTGCCGACGCTGCAGTTTACGAGGCGATGCGATCCGAGACCTTCGACCCATCCATACCTGACAACGTTGCGGAATACGTCGGGAACGCCGTCCGCGCTGCTTTTCCGAAGGAGACTGGCAATGTCTGACACCCTCGCAGAATTCCGCAAATTCGTTGATCTGATCGAAGGCCGCGCGATGGCTTGCGATGGCCCGGTGACGCCGTTCCTTGAGGAGCTTCATGTCGCCTCAGACGTGGAGAAAGAGCGCTTCACCAAAATCCTCGCGGCGATCTACAAGATGCCACCGCCCTCACCACGGGGGCGGGGTTGAGAATAGAGCTTCCATATCCTCCAACCCTGAACACCTGTTTCCAGAACATTCCTGGCAGAGGACGCGCAATCACTCCGCGATATCGAGAGTGGCTTAACGAAGCCATGTGGATGATAAAATCTCAGAATCCAGCTAAGTTTGATGTTGAAGTTTCTATCAGCATTGGTATCGTAGCTCCAGACAAGCGCGCTAGGGATATCGACAATTTAATCAAGCCGGTATTAGACGTTTTGGTTAAGGCGCTTGTGATCAAAGACGACAGCAGCAAGTACGTTCGGAAGGTGAGTGCGCAGTGGATTGCGTCAGGGCCTCCGTGCGTGGTTCTCATAACCCCATTCGAGGATATAGGCGAATGACACGCGAAGATCGTGCAGCAATAATGGAAATATTCAGCGAACTAGGAGAGGAACTGGCAGAGGACATTTTAAAGCACAGGAAGAACAAGAAATGCGAACTAACCCCGAGGGGGGCTAAGGCCCTCATGAGGGAGTACAAGCTCACTGGTGACGCTGTGTCAGCCGCAGAGGAGCATTTGAACCGAGGATGGCAGGGTTTCCGCGCAGAGTGGATGAAGAAGCCATCAAGCTTCATGGATAGCAATAATCCATATCCCAAGCCAGAGACCAACCAAGAGCGGACAAAGCGCTTCGATCTATTCAACCAATACCGATTTGCCAGAGACGAAGGCAACCACGAGCTAGCAGCAAAGCTCAGAGCGCAACTTAACTAACGAGACATGAGATGCAAATAGGTACATACGAAGCCCAACAGAGGGCAAGCGCCCTAGATCGTCGCAATAAGCTCTATGGCAAGCCTGTGAAGGAAAAGGTCACGAAGCTGCGGACAGAGAAGGAATTTCAGCTAGAGGAAGAGCTATCCTTCACAAAGGAAGAGATTATACGGCTCAAGGCTAAGATCTCTGCTCTTGAGTGGAATATCTCGGATTACCAAGCCCGCCTGCTTTCCCAAGCAAACGAGATCTGCGCCCTCCAAGGGATTGAGCTAACCATGCAGCCTAAGAAGCGGACTGTAGGCTATATCATTGAAAAGGTTCTGAAGGGCTACCCTGGCGTCACTTTGGCGGATTTGATCAGCGTTCGGCGCACGAAGCATCTCATAGAGCCGCGTCACATGGCTATGGCCGCTGTACACGATCAAAGGCCAGATCTTTCCTTGCCTGCTATTGGTCGCATATTCGGAAACCGCGATCATTCAAGTGTGCATCACGCCATCCAGAACGTAAAAAGCGGGAAGTTCGCAAAATGATAGACCTAGATACGGCATCAGAAATGTGGGCTGAAGGCTCAACAATGTTGCAGATTGGCGTCTATTTTGGTGTAAGCCGTGGTGCTGTTGCAGGCTTCATTTCAAGGAATAGAATTCATTTCCCGCCTAAGCCTAAGCCTAAGCCTGACAAGAAACCAAAAGTAAAGGCTGAGCCGCAAGCTAAGCCTGAATATACAGAACCAATGAAGACTCTTGGCAGCTCATTGATTGCAGATGAAGTAGTAGCGCCTATGAGGCGAAAATATATGGGCGCAAGAGAAATCAAGCAATACGCAGACAGGCTTTCATCTGCCTACGAAGATGCGACAGGCGAAGAATATCAAGGTAGCGACATAAAGGAGATTTATGTCATGATGGATGAAGAAAGGAAGATTGCAAAGAAGCGTTCAGCCAATACAGTACGGAAGATGTTTAACGAGGCGTTTAAGGCCGCTGACACCCTTCCCAAGCCAAAAGAATCCGCACAAGCATACGACCAATCACGCCTTCCAGGATACACACTATGGGATCTAGACGCACGAGGGTGTAAGTGGTGCATAAATGACGGAGCGCCATTACTGTTCTGCGGTGAATTAAGGCGCAAAGGCAAGCAATATTGCGAGCCGCATTATCAGAGAGCTTGGAGACTGCAGTGATCATCGGTTGGGAAGACAATGCGACACCGTGGTACGAGATAGGCGACTATAACGGCGAGAAGTGTGGTTTCTGCAATCGATATAGAGTTATGTCGTGTGACGCGCCAGACGGAACGCAACATAGTGTTTGCGAGAAATGCCACTGGGATAACACCATAGGCAACTGGGCAGCAGCGAACGATTGAGAGGATTATGATGAGGCGCTACGACATAGACGATGAAGAAAATCTCAAGGTAAATTCTGAGGGGGAATTTGTACGATACAGCGATGTTTTAGAGGTTCTAGCCGATTTTCGGATGCTGGCGCTTGATATTACTAGGGCGGTGGAGGAGCTTAATGCTAGGCGGGAGATAAGAGAAGATGTCCAATTATAAGATCCAGAGATATAGCTTAGTCACAAAGAGTAACGGTGTTTACGGGTGATTATGCCGAAATGGAGCCAGACAATGATTTTGGCGAGTGGGTAGAGTGGAAGGATATTGATCCCATAAAAGATGCTTTTGGGTGGGCCATACCTGCTCTAGAGCGGTATGTGGACGCCCTCGGGTTAAATGTTGACGAAGGGGCATTGGATGCTTTGTATAAATGTAAAGACGCTTACGGAAAAATGAAGGATAACTCAAATGGTTGAGAGTTTTTTGGAAAACCGTCATCACATAAAACAGTTTTCCCACGCCATGGAAGAAAAGATGGGGCTAGCCGCCGATAAAGGCCGCGGAGGCTGGTCGGATAAAGAATTTTGTAGCCAGGATGATCTCTCCCGGATGCTCCTAGATCATGTTGAAAAGGGTGATCCAATCGATGTTGCTAACTTCTGTATGATGCTCCACCAGCGCGGCGAGAGAATCAGCGTTGCTGCGCATGGAGACGATTGGACATCATCCGAACAGACTCTTGAGAGAGTAGCAAAGGCCATTGCGCGTGCTCACATTAATTTTGATATGGCCTTTAACGGTAAAGAAGAATACGAGCGGCACATCGATTTCGTTTGGAAAGGATTCAAGGGCGAAGCTCGTGCTGCTTTAGGTGCTATCACAGACACAGATGTTTTGCGGAGAGACTAGATACCAGATGAAACCATGGTGCAAGGCGCACCACGAACGAGTATGGAGAGCGAATTGAGTGAGCATTACGAAAAAGTAGGTGAACAAGAGTACGAGTTTGTTAAGGTTCCGATATATCGTGAAAAGGATATTCCCACGTTCTTAGGCGCAAAGCCAACGAATAGCGTAATGGACCAAATTTACGACAGCATCAAAGAATGGGAATTGCGTAAGCATCAGGTCGTTGTCGCTGCTCTTCATGGAGGAGTACCGCACGAAGAAGTGCAAGAGGTTCTGCACCGTCTAGGATACGAGGAACGAATAAACTCTCTAAAGGAAGATTGGGAGCAGCATTACGAGAGACAGAAGAAATTCCACGGCGACATCGCAGAAAAGATTGCAGAGGCAATGAAGAAGAGGGATTGATGCGTTCCACTTAATGCGCTAATATCTTGAAATCAAACAGGAGAATGAGATGAGCGTTATATGGATTTTGATTATCTTGCTGCTTTTGATGCTGGCTGTAGCTGGTAATCCCGGTTTTGGCTATCACGGTTTCGGCTGGGGTCCATCAGGCATCCTTGGCGTGGTTCTTGTTATTATCCTGATTTTGGCTCTACTCGGTCGCATCTAATTCGGGGCTTTCAAGCTGCCCTGCTCGCCACATGGGGGATTTCTCACCTCGGGCGGAACGGCGTAACCTTGGAGAGGCAAAGCACTGGCAGGCCCCGATCCATCTCACTGCTGAAGGTTACGAAGGCGAGCACAATGACACGAAAAATGATCGCACCTACGTATGAAGAGCTGAGGGAAAATTATTGGTACGACCAACAGGCCTTGGGAGGAAAAGCTTGAGGAGGCGCATCAAGCGCTATTCGATCTTTACCAGATGATCGGCGCGGAACACCTGAAGTGACTTTAACCTAAGGAGAATGAGATGAGTAGACAGTATGACGCTAAGCAGGCAGTACTAAAGGCATATCCCGCCGATAAGGAAAGTGGAGTAGATCTATTCTATGAAATCATGGATTGTGATCAATCCGATTTTGAATATGAGGAAAGCATGACTGCCGAGGAATATATATACGGGAAATCTCAAGATGATTAGTCGTATCAATGCGAGCGATAGGCTTAAGCAGGCATTGCATGGCCACGCGCCATCTTTGAGACACGCTGTGTCCTATGCAGCTCAAGATATTATTGTGTCCGCTGATTTGGTTAGGAACAAGCAGGTTTCAAAGCGACTTATGAAGCACTTCGAAGTTCTGTCCGTCCTCGCTACCTGCATTCCATTATCTACTGAAGACGAGATTGAGAATTGATCACGGTACACGATAAAGTGCTTTCGGCTCTGTCGGCCCTTCCCCAGCCTGCTACTCCAGCACAGATACAGGCAGAGGCAAGAGGATGCAGCTATGCTGTGGTCCATAACACGCTCTCAGACCTAGTTCGCAGTGGCAAGATCTTCGAAAGCAGGAATGCAGTAGACAAGAGAGTGTTTAGCTTGAGGTGATGAGATGGACGTAAGGAAGATTGATAGGGCGGTAATAATTACACTTGGGGTGACGGCTGTAGCTCTCGTAACGTATCTGAGGTGGTTTACATGAGCAATGAAGAACACGAAAGGGGCGTTGAGGCCGCTTGCAGAAGTTACATAGATGTATTCCAAGATACCGCACCAAATCCAGACGCGCCTAGACGATTTGGCGATATGATATCTACGGTTATAAAGGCATATCTAGACGCAAGCGGTCTAGTGCCGGTTCCTAGGGAGCCTACGACTGAGATGGTTAGATCAGCATATGAGGCGCGAGATCCCGGATTTTGTGATGAACCTGGAGACGTACAATCTCCGCAAGAAACTTGGGCAGAGATGATATCAGCTGCCACAAACCCATTCGAAAGCGGGCAAGATGAGTAATCAGGTCGTTTTTGAGCCAGAGAAGGACATAACTGCTTTCGAGCTTGCCAAGATTATGGCAATATCCAACACACGATATATCAAAAAGGAACAGATGTTCGAATGGTTGCGAAAGGAATGCCCGTCTGCTTTGAGACACTTTCCCAACCCAAAACAGAGTAAAGGATAGAGAGTGTCGGTTAAGTTTGGAAACGTCAGCATTGAAAAATGTCCTAAGTGCTCAAGCAAGGATATCAGCGTTCACGATGCTGTTTTTACGCCTAAAGGATTCCAATGCATCGTAACGTGTTCGAATTGCGGACATTCTGAGAAGGCAAAAGGATAGAGAGATGAGTGAGTGGAAAGAATGGCTTCTTAATTCTTGCCCCGAGTGCGACAGGCCAGAGAAAAAGGTTCCTCTGCATGTTAATAAGGGGACGGATGGTGTAGTTTGTTCTTGCGGAAAATGCGGCGGTGAGTGGACTGGCCTCAAGTATAGGCTTACGCCCTCCAAAGCCCCAGACACACATAAAGTAAACGGATAAAGGTTTAGACTAACCGGAGATTGAGATGATGTACATGCCACCCCCAATGGGTCCTAAGCCAGAGCGCTTCATGTTCGATAGTGATGAGAAGTATCTAGCGGCTCGAAAGACATACGCGGCAGAGAAGAGAAACCGAGACAACGCGATGAAGACGAATCTTGCCTTCCATATCGTCATCGGTGCAGTCATGATCATTATGGCATTCCTGATGATGTGCCTGCCGCTCTATATGAGCTTTGGCTGGTATGGCCCGATTGGACTAATCCTCTCTGGTGGCCTATTCTGGGCTGCTGTATCTCGTGTTAAGATGTGGCTGTGAGGATAAAGACTATGAGCGAGACATTCGACTACGAGGCTCAAGAGCAAGAATCCAGGCGTATAGTCAAATGGTTGAAGTCGGGCTCTAGTATGAGCTATGATCAGTGGCGCAAAGAGGAATATCCAGATCTTGATCCATACAAGTATCGAGTTGAATTGCTAGCCCCAGATTATGGAACTTCAAAAGGTTAAGCGAGATTAAATATGGCAGGCGGAAGGCCCCCAAAAGAGAAGAGCTTCGCAAACATGCTCAACATCGCTATCAAAGAAGCGGTGGAAGGAAAGGAGCATACAAAGCTCAGAGCAGTAGCAGATGCCTTGGTTGATAAGGCTATGGCTGGCGATGTACAAGCGATCAAAGAGGTTGCAGACCGCCTAGATGGCAAGGTCGTTCAGGCTATCTCTGGAGATGAAGAGGGTGGGCCTGTGCAAATCATCATTAACCGCTTCACGGACGACAAGTGACGACGATCACGCTTCCCAACGGGTGGAAGCCCAGACCATATCAGATGCCGATGTGGTCCTATCTCGAAAAAGGCGGCAAGCGAGCAATCGGCGCATGGCATCGTAGAGCAGGAAAAGACGACGTTCTACTAAACTGGACAGCCGTAGCCGCGTTCGAGCGCCCTGCATCATACTGGCATTGTCTGCCCGAATACTCCCAAGCAAGGAAAGCCATTTGGACCGCCGTTGACCCTATGACTGGCGTCAGGCGCATCGACCAAGCATTCCCGATGGATCTCCGGGCCAACACCAATGACCAGGAGATGTTCATACGCTTCAAAAACGGCTCTACATGGCAGTGTGTAGGGTCTGACCGATATAACAGCCTTGTAGGCGCTGGCGTGGCTGGCGTGACGTTCTCTGAGTTCGCATTGGCTAACCCAAGCGCATGGGCATATATCAGGCCCATGGTAGAGGCTAACGATGGATGGGCTGCGTTCATCTCTACGCCTCGTGGCCGCAACCACTTCAAAGACCTCATGGACATGGCCGCGCGTAATAAGTCGTGGTTCCAAGAGGCGCTAGACGTTCATAAGACCGGCGCTCTATCATTGGAGCAGATTGAAGAGTCCAAGGCTGAGTATATAGCTCTGTATGGCGAAGACCTAGGCACGGCTCAGTTCGATCAGGAATATCTCGTCTCCTTCAATGCCGCTATTCTCGGAGCTTTCTATGCTCGTGAGATGCAGAAGGTTCGTGCAGAGGGGCGTATCAGCGACACGCTCAAGGCGGTGGAAGGCAAGTCGGTCCACAGGGCTTGGGATATCGGCGTAAGGGATGACACATCTATCTGGTGGTTCCAAGTTATCGGCGGCAGTGTCCATATCCTCGACTGCTATAGCCAGTCAGGCGTTGGCCTCGATCATTACGCTGATATCGTTCAGAAGCGCCGTGAGGAATACGGCTGGAAGGACGGCACAGACTACGTTCCGCACGATGCCAAGGTGAAGGAATGGACAAGCGGTCGTACTCGTGTAGAAACCATGATGGAGTATGGGCTAAAACCGCAAGTCGTGCCTATGGCAACTAAGCTCGACGGTGTTAATGCGGTGCGTCGGACACTTCCTGTATGCATCTTCCATAGCCGTTGCGAGGCCGAGGGAATAGCCGCTCTTGAGCAGTACAGACGCGAGTGGGACGACGACAAGAAGGCGTTCAAGGCTAGTGAAGTACATGACTGGTCTAGCCATCTGTGTTTCACTGGTGATACTGAGGTATTGACGCGTAACGGAACGTATCGGATAATGGACCTCCCAGAAACAGGAGAGGTTCTTACACGATGCGGTTGGTCGCAATATCACAGCCCGCGCATGACGCGGAAAAATGCCCAACTTGTAGCGGTGCAGTTCTCAGACGGACTTACGGTGAAATGTACGCCGGATCATTCCTTCTTGACGGAGAGCGGGTGGAAATCCGCAGAGAGCCTAGAGATGGGTTCAAAGATCCTGTGTGCCTCGACCCCATCACGCAGTTTTTCAACGGCTATCTATACCGCCTATACCCAAGCGACAGATACTTTGCGAAAGGTGGCTCTCGCCTTCACAGAGACGTTTGGAAGGACGCGTTCGGACCTATCCCAGAAGGTTGCCACATTCACCACAAGGACGACGATCCAGCAAACAACATGCTCCACAATTTGGAGTGCCTACCCCCAAGCGATCACATGCAGCGCACTCTCTCAAGTCGCAAAGGAAGAGGCTGGAAGTCTAAATTCACTGCTAACGCTCGCGAACGCGCGGCTGACTGGCACAGATCAGAAGAAGGTAGGCTCTGGCACAAGCGACATGCTGAACGTACACAGTCATGGACAAAGTGGAAGCGAGAGCCAAAGGACTGCCTATCGTGTGGTGTCGAGTTTCAAGCGCTTGTTCGCAAGGGGCTTGCGCAAAAGTATTGCTCCGAGAACTGCAAAATGGCGCACTATCGAATGCGTAAGGTTCTTGAGCGAGACTGATGATGTCTGGTGCTTGACCGTTCCATCCGAGAGGTCGTTCGCCCTGTCAAACGGCGCTATAGTGCATAATTGCGATGCCTTCCGCTATCTATCGCTATCCTGGCGCAAGGCTGTTGTGGAGTATGAGCCTCCACCGCGCCCTGAGATCGGCCACATGCCAAACACACTAGACGAGTGGATAGCTCCACCACTTGTTGAAAGACGCGGTAGACGGTGATATAAGGGATGCATCATTGGTTCCGAGGGATTGTGGATTCATGGTCGCGAGGCAACGTTCGAACGCCAATGTTCTCAAGTCCCGCAAGGGCAGCTAGGGTTGATCGCCTAGCTTAGTAATTCCAGCCGACGCGCTTCCGACAGTCAGGCAGGTCTCAAGATGCTCGGAGCGTGGTAGCAGAGTGCAAGTGCCGGAAACGGTGGAGACGGCTAGATGCTACAGGGACGCGAAACCGATCAGTACGTGAAGTGACTAAGGCTTCGCAGAATATCGGCCCAATCTCCCCTCCCAAGCATATTCCCCTATAACGCAGATAATAAAAACTATCCGCTACACATTTAAACTATTGACTACGGCGTGTGAGTAGTGCATATTCAAATCATCGAAACGCCAACAAGGAGATATGAGATGGCGACGAAAGAGCAGAACACGATGATGGCGAAGCGCATGAAGCAGGAAGGTACGGGAAAGTGGCCGAATTCCATTTCGCTTTCGCACGGATGGCAGGGGTCCGGGGCTGATGACCGTATCCGCGCTCGACAGATGGGCCGTAACATGGAAACGTCAGGCAAGAACATGATTGGACTTCTCGGCGGCGTTCTCGCTGAGCGCATTGGTTACAAGTCTCCGATCAAGCTTCCGGCTTAATATAGAAAGGGGCGGGGCAACTGCCCCGTTTTTCTTTTATGCAAAAGTTCCCAAAATGCCGTACATGCGGTAAAGAACACGCTCTGGGTGGATGCCCAGAGTTTCAATCGACGGCAGCACGGAAGATTGAAGCAGGGTATGCCAAAGAAGAGCATAGGGTAGCTCCCGAGACAGTGCAGGTATCAAGTCCTGCCCCTGCAACCAACCCGCCTCCCAAGCCCAAAATCGGCAGACCCCGTACAGGCTTCAACAAGAAAGAATACAACCGCCAGTTCACGGCAGACCTACGCACCATCAAGCGCCTTGGCCTTAACTGTACGGTGGCTCAATATCGGGAGAGTTTAAAATGAACAGGCGAATGAGAGTTTCCGTATCGTTCATCAAAAAGGATTGGGGGTCTGGAAAGAAGACGTGGCGAGAGGCGAAAGAGTTTGACATTGGCCTAGTGCGCTCAATACGCAGGCTCTCGAATAGGAAGTCTAAGCGAGCTTGGCTGCGTGGGTCGTCTATCAAGGCCTATTGAGGCGGTGAAGGAATGGAGAGAGAAGAATGAGCAAAGAAGCGTATGAGAAAATTGAGGCTGGCCTAGTCGAAGCGTTGGCGCTGATAGAGGTGATGCCATTCAATCCTGGATTCGGAGTTCATCGCCTTATTGATTGGGACAAGGAAGCAATGACGGAGATTGAAGGAATTCGTTCAGGCCCATTTGAAGAGATTGAGCGCAAGCAATCTCAATATTGGCGCAGCACTCATTACGGTGTTTCGGAAACAGAAGGAGAGTGAGAAGTGACACATACTGCATGGCCTTGGGAGGCATTTTTTGAGACAGGGAGGAAGACTGGAATAGTTATAGACGCTCATGGTGTAGAAGTCGGAGGCGAAGGAAACTACACTGAAGATGACGCTTTTTTGATATCCGCAGCACCGGAGCTTCTAGCGGCTCTTGAGGACTGTGTTGGACGTTTTGTCACCGCATTTCCAGCGGCAGAAGAATACGAGCCGATCAAGAAGGCAAAGGACGCAATCGCAAAGGCTCGTGGAACATCCTCCTCCTAAGCCAGTTTATATAGACCAACAATGGAGGCAGTCATGGCTAAGAAGACCGACGTTACCAAAGAATACCCATACGACAACCAGTTCCCTGACAACGTAGACCCCTCTGAGGAAAACCGTCGTCAGTTCTCCGAAGACAAGGAGAAGGAGCGCAAGCAGGCTGAGAAAGAAGCTCGCGAAGCTCAGGAAAAGAATTAACGCCTAAACAGCGTTGGTAGAGAAAGGCCGTTTCCGACTCGTTACCGGAAGCGGTCTTTTCTTTTGACCCAAGATGCCATATAAACGTGATAATATTACGTTACAGGGCCTCACATGGATCTCCGCGAAACAGAGCTTGCCGACACTCTCACAGTAACGGATGAGCCTAACAGCGCCGCAGCCCTTGCGGAAGCTATCGAGTGCGCAGAGAAGGAATTCCGCCCTTATTGGCTCTACTGCGACACGGTAGACCAGACATATTCTCTCCGCGCATGGTCAGCCACGACGACGCATAAGGATCAAGCCTTCGACCTGTTCTGGGCTTCGATGGAAATCCTCAAGCCTGCTATCTATGCAAAGCCTCCCAAGCCGGTAGCAACACCACGCTTTAAAGACGGCAAGATCGTAGACAAGGCCGTAGCTGAGTTAATTGAGCGTGTTCTTTCCAGTGAGTTCGAGCGCGGCAATATCGATGAGGTAATGCTGGGGGCGCGTGACGATCTGGCGCTAACCAATCGTGGTGTTGGCTGGGTACGCTATGAGAGCGACGAAAAGGGCGGCGGCAAGCGTATCTGTGTTGAGCATCTCGACCGCAAGGACTTCCTTCATGAGCCTGCTCGCTCATGGGCAGAGGTTGGCTGGGTAGCCCGTCGCGCTTGGATGACCAAGAAGGCGATGAAGAAGCGCTTTCCAAACTCCAAAGAGATCGACAACGCCGAATACAACGCCCGTCGCGAATATGCAGACTACGGCATGGTTGATTCAAGCGCCAAGGCTGGTGTTTGGGAGGTATGGAGTCGGATCGATAACAAGGTCTACTGGTGGGCACCAGGATGCCAGGACTTCCTTGACGAGGACGAGCCGCATCTGAACCTTTCTACGTTCTGGCCATGCCCTAAGCCAGCATATGGCACTCTCATGCGCCGGTCACTTATCCCGGTTCCAGACTATCGCCGCTATCAAGAGATGCTGGAGCAGATCAATCTCCTGACTGAGCGGGTGTATGTCCTGCTTGAGTCGGTAAAGATGAAGATCCTCATTCCCGGCGATGGGGATATTGGCCGTGCCGTAGAGTTGGCAGTGAAGAGCGATGATGACAAGATCGTTATTCCTGTCCCTGCAGCTGCCCTACAGGGTGCCGCTAATACCGGCATGATGTTGACGCTGCCATTGACGGAAATTGCCAACACCATCACTGGACTTATTGACGCTCGTAACCAGCTTATCGAGAACTTCTATCAGGTTTCCGGCATTTCGGACATCATGCGTGGCGCTACTGAGGCAGACGAGACGCTAGGCGCTCAGAGGCTCAAGCAGCAGAATGGCTCCGTACGTGTTCGTGACAAGATTGACGAGCTTGCACGGTTTGCGCGGGATATTGCCGAGATTTCCGCTGAGATCGTCTCGCAGAACTTCGACAAGGACACGCTGCAAGAGATTTCGCAGATGGAATTCCCTACAAGGGCATCCATCGACAAGTCAATTAAGGACATTGAGAAGTCCGCAAGGGCAGAGCTTGAGAAGCTGGCGGATCAGGCAGAGGAAGCCGCTCAACAGGCCATGCAGTCAGGTGAGCAGGTAGACCCGGCACAGGCTCAGCAGCAGTTCCAGCAGGCTCAACAGGCCGTTATTGCCAAGTACCAGCCGCTTCTAGACCAAGCCAAGCAAGCTGTATCCATTGAAGACGTTATGAAGCTTCTCAGAGACAAGAAAGCTCGTAACCTCATCATCGACATTGAGACAGACTCGACCATCATGGTTGACGAGATGGCTGAGAAGCAGTCTCGCGCTGAGTTCCTCCAGGCATTCGCTGGCGCATCGTCCTCCATTCAGCCGCTGTTGATGGCTGGTGAGGCGGGAGCCAAGCTTGCCGGTGCTATGCTTAAGTTCGCTCTTCAACCGTACAGGGCCAATCGTGAGCTAGACGGCATGATTGACGACTTCATTGAGCAGGCTCCACAGATGGCCGCACAGGCTGGTGAGGGTGACGCTGCGAATGAGGAGTTGGTGGCTGCGCAGAACAAGCTTGCTGAAGCCGAACAGATGAAGGCACAGGCTGCAATGGCTGGCGTACAGGCAAAGGCCGCTCTCGACAAGGCAGATACACAACGCAAGATGGCTGAGCTTCAGATGAAGGCTATGGAGGCACAGCAGAAGGCAGAGGCAGAGAATAACAAGCTCCAACTTCAGTTGTCCAAGCAAGAGCAGGAATTCGCAGCCAAGATGGCAGAACTCGATGCCAAGCAAAACCTCATGCAGGCACAGACAGCCGAAATCCTCAACCGGATTGGCCTAGACGTTCGCAAGCAGGATCTTGAGGAGTACAAGGCAGCAAATGCACAGCAGCAGGCCGAAGTGGACACGGCGCTTAAGGTTAGCGGCGAGGGCCGCGCTGAGCGTGGTGAGGAAAGGGCTGATCGCCAACAGTCATTCAGCGAGCAGCAGGGCGAGAGAGCACAGACACTAGCCGAGCGCCAAGCTATGGAGACGCAGGAATGATTAAGAAGGGCGACGAAATCAAAGATGCCAGCGGCAACGTTTTGGCCATCGCCAATCGCGACCTATATCAAGGCCAAATACGGAGACCCGATGATCTGTTATTGGCTGATGGGTCTAAGCCGGTTGTTGGCTCTGAGATGCCTATCGAATTAGTTGAGGCCTTGACTAAGCTAAGTATGAGGCCTCTGTGATGTCGGTAGATTGGTATAATGGGAAAGACGACATTGCCCCTATCTGGTTGGGAGCAATGCACGAAAGCGGCACATTGCTCCTCCCAAAGGGTAGCTTTGAGGGGGAGTTTGTCGCCAAGCGTGGAAACATAAGCTACTATTCACTTACGAAGGGAATAGGTGACTTTATGCCCGTAGGATACATAGTTGGGGAGAAACCCTGATGCCGGTCCAAGGATTTCCTGTCGTATTGTCTGAACGTGGCGCTCCATTCGTAGCCGTCACCGAAAACGCTCCACTCGCTACCATTGCCACTAACGGCGCTGGCGCTCCGATTCGATTGGTAGACGAAGGCGCTCCACCACTCGTCATTCAAGGACTACCCGAAGAACTACAAGCGCTGGCTTCGGACGAAGGCGCTCCATTACTAGACGATGAATCAGGACTAATGGAGACATATTTTGGCCGTTCCTCCTCGTAAAATCCGCCAACTTCCGCCCGCACAAGCTCCCTCTGACAGCGATGTGTTCCCCGTCTCGCAGATGAATGCTCAGACCGGTGTTGCGACCACTCGCGCCATGACTAGGTTGCAGCTTCAGAGTGATCTAATTCAGGTCATTAACGAAGCGCGTCAGATGTTCGTTACGCAGTCCGAAGAGACGCATTCCTACCTTCAAGAGCAAATCGACGCATTGCAGACAATGGCTGAGGAAAACCAGTCAACCGATGAGCAGATGCAAGCCGCTCTTGTCATGATCCAAGAGATGATTTCGGGTGAGTCCGGCAAGACGCCTTATGATCTATGGCTGGACGCCGGTAATACCGGTACGCTTCAAGACTTTCTCAACACGCTTCGCGGCCCCACTGGTCCTCAAGGTCCGCAGGGCATTCCTGGGCCTATGGGACAGAAGGGCGAAACGGGTGCGGCTGGCAATACAGGACCACAAGGGCCAACCGGAGCTACCGGTGAGACAGGACCAAAAGGCGACAAGGGTGATAAAGGTGACACTGGGGCTGTTGGACCTGCTGGCGCTCGTGGTGAGCAAGGCATTCAAGGTATTCCCGGCCCAAAAGGTAATCAGGGTATTCAGGGGCCACAGGGTGTCAAAGGCGATACGGGCACTAAGGGTGACGTTGGAGCGCAGGGAGCGGCAGGCACAAGCGGGGCAACTGGTGCGACTGGCGCTAAGGGAGACAAAGGTGATCCCGGTGCGGTTATCCTTGGGGATATTGACGTAGTTGATAATGCTGTTATCGCGCTGAACCTCGGCATCCGAAGCAAAGACATCACGGTTCCTGCCTCATGGGGATTGCGCACGACTGACACGCTGTTCGCTACCGCCGCACAATCTCTCCCCGCTGGCTACGCCATCGACAACGCTATCCCGCTCACCACCACATCTGTTCGCGTGTACTTCATGGGGCCTGCTTTGGCTCTCTTGGCGTCGAATACACTGAAAGTCCGCATCGCAGCCATTGGAAGAACTACCTAACGCTTGGAATAAGCCGAACGTTCTGGTATTACATTACACAAAGGAGACTACACATGGCACTCTCGAATACCGAACGTCTTGTAAATTCCGGCATGGTTCCTGGTGTAGCCAAGGAAGTCCGCGCTCAGATCGACGACGCTTCTGGCGGCATTACTCCAGCGGCTGCTATTGCCAGCCTCACAGGCACGGTAGGTACGGCAAACGATGCCATGACTGCTGTCCCGGCTGCTACTGCTCCTGCCGACAACACGGCCACCGGCCTTGCATCCCTAACCTCCACTAATGCGGCTATCACTGCGATCAATAACGACCTTGCCGACCTTCAGGCAAAGGTCAACGCTATTCTCGCAGCCCTTCGCACTACGGGAGTGATTAACACTTGAGCGAAAAGCGCTGGTTCAAGCTTGCTGACGGCAGAGAGGTTTACCGCAGGGTGCCTACTGCCGTTATTGCGCGTTCTGATCTGCCAATCCCGTATTTCAAGAAAGACCAGATCGATCCTTGCGTGTCCCAAGCGGATGGCAAGACGTATGACAGCCTTTCCGCTCTGCGCCGCTCCTATCGTGCGGACGGTAACCCTCAAGGCAAGGAATACGTAGAGATTGGCAATGAGTCATGCCTAGACCAAACCTGGACACCTCGACAGGTTACTGACGCAGAACTGAATGAGGCAATCGACAAGGCCGAAGCGCAAGTCGCAAGCGGTCAATTTGCAACCCCTGTTAACCTTTCGGACGGGTAAACATGACAGACGAACTAAACCATACCCCATCACAGGTAATCGACGCTCCCGGCCCTACGTCGGAGAATCCCAATATCTCTCCCGAGCCTCCAAAGGAAGAGCCTAAGCCGCAGAAGATGACGGCACAGGACGCCATTGAAAAGGCTATGGGGCCGGAGAAGTCGGAAGAAGACGACGGCAAGCCTGCCAAAGTCGAGAAATCAGAAGACAAGCCTAATCCAGAGGTCAAGCCCGCAAAGGCTGAACGAAGCGCCGAGCCTGTAAAGGCTGACGCGGTTAACGAGCGGGAAACGCCTCCGAAAGTCGAAGGCCAGTCCGAGGGTCGAAAGACCGCCGAGGCTCCCGCTCGTTTTCTCCCGAAGGCTAAGGAGCAGTGGATTAGCACTCCCCGCCCTGTTCGTGAGGAAGTAGAGCGCATCTTCCGTGAGCATGAGACGGAAAAGGCGCAGTATGCGGAGCATAAGCAGTTCCGCGACGATATTCGTGAGTATGAAGAATTCGCCACGAGCAAGGGCGTCAAGTTCAAGGATGCGATTAGCCGTTACGTAGATATTGACCAGAAATTCAGCCAAGATCCGGCTATGGGATTTCGTCAGCTTCTACAGAATACGGGAATGACCGTACAGCAGGCGGTTGGTCACATCCTCCGCTCTGTCAATGCGACTCCCCAGCAGCTTATTGATCGTATCACGGCTGCGCCACATGAATTCGTATTCGCTGCACCACAGCCGCAGCAACAGCAGTTTCAGCAGCCACAGCAGGCACAAGAAAACCCGCAGGTTAAGGCTCTGGAAGAAAGACTTGCACGAATGGAAGAGGCCCGCGTTCAGCGTGAGGTCATTGAGCCGTTTGTGGAGGAATACCCAGACTACTACCAGTATGAAGACGCAATTGCAGAAGTCTTGAAAACTGGTATTATTGACAAACTACACGGTACAGGCATCAGTCCGCGTGACAGGCTTGAGAGAGCTTATGCCATGGTTGCCCCGGTTAAGCCGGGTGTCTCTATGGACGGCAATTCGAACGCCCTAGCCCCGGTTCCCAGCCAACGTGACACCTCGCCAGTTGTTGATCTTCGCGGCACAAAATCAATCAAAGGCGCTCCTCACGGCGTACAGACCGACCGTAGGGGCAAGATGTCAAAGGAAGACGCTATTAACGAGGCTATGGCCCGTTTTGGCTCTTAAGTAAGGGAACCTATAGATGCCTCGCATCACAGAAGACCGCCAGTACGGCCAGATTCTGACTGCATCCATCGCCAACTACAGCGAGACGATCCAGGATCTAGTCTTTAACGCAACCCCGCTCTGGGCAATCCTCCGCGAAAACGGTGTTATCAAGCCGTATGACGGTGGCCCGGAAATCCGCATCCCGCTTGAGATCGATACCCTCGATACCCAGTGGTTTACGGGTTACGACAAAATCCGCATCTCCCCGAAGGAACTGCTCAACGCCGCGTACTTCACTCCGAAGCGTGTCGTTGCTCCGTTCTCTCTGACGGGTACGGAACTCCTCTATAACCGTGGCCGCGCTCAGCGCATCAACATCATGCAGATGTATCTCCGCAATGCAGAGAAGAGCATGACGGAAGCCATGGAAGAAGCCGCATTCGGTGATGGTACTGCCGATGGTGGCCGTCAGATGATCGGCTTTGCCGGTGCTATCCCGATTGTTCCGGGCGCTGGCACCTACGGCGGCATCGACCGCGCTCAGAACCCGATCTGGCAGACCACCACGTATAGCGTTCCTGGTGGTGACTTCCCTGATATCGGTACGACGTGGGATTCGACCACTGCTCGCCCGATCCTCTCGGACATCATGCGTCGTCACTCTCGTGGCCGTCGCTATGCTGACCTTCTGGTGGCAGACAACAACTCCTACCGCGCAATCGAAGACTCCATGGTAGCCCATCAGCGTATCGTTGATAGCGCCCGCCTTGGCCGTCTTGGCTTCCGCGCTCTTGAGGTTGTCACGTCGGTTGGTCCCGCCGCAGTCGTACCGGCTGTTGGTCTTGGTACTGTTATGCCGGACAACACCATCTTCGGCCTCGATACCGAAGCTCTGGCTATCTACTACCACCCGGATAACAACATGGTTCCGTTCCATGAGGGCGACGGTGCCAAGCCGATCAATCAGGACGCAATCGCTCAGGGCGTAGTTTGGACTGGTGAAATGGTACTCGCCAACCCTCGCTACACTTGGCGCTTGATCACGGCTTAAAGGAGTCAAAAAGATGGTTTTCCGTATCACACCTTCTCTGGGCATGGATGTAGAACAGTACACCCAGAAGCCTTATTGGGATCCGCCGTTCATTACGGATATGTCCCAGCGTCCCGGTGATGCTGTTCTTGGTTCTGACGGTCATAAGTATGTGCTGGTAAAGGCGCATGCAAACCTGACCGGTGCAGGCCAGTTCGGCATCAACGAAACGACATGGGTAACGACTACGAACGCATCTGGCGGCTGGGTTCTCCCCGGCACTGTCCAGACTGAGGGCGGCGTTCTTCAGAACGATTTCTTCCTCGCTCGTAGGAATACTCTTGACTAAACACTGTGGGAGGCTTTCGGGCCTCCCATTCACTAGGCCGGTGCGCCGGTCGCTTCCTAAGGAGAAGTAAAATGACTGATCTAAAAAAGATAGAATACCGCGTAAGAAAAATAACAAGGTATATGATAACCCGCTTTGAAGAGTACGAAAACTGTGCTGGATCTACATCGAAGGGTGAGTACGAAAATGAAGACACAGCTTTTGAGGTCGCTTATGCACTTTGTAAAGCTGAACATGAGCGACTTGGCATAGGCGTAGGGGATGAGAGAATTTCTTATCCTTCCAGGCCATGCGGTCAAAATGTAAACTCACCGAAAGCAGAATGAACCTTCCTCGGACAAGGACAATCAAATGAAATCTCGTGATGAATTCCTCGCTGAAACCAAGTCGCGCGATATCCAGATGGGTGTTGCGCCTTATTTCATGCACCTGACGACTGAAAACATCCCGCAGTCTTACGTCA